TTATTTGGCTTGCAGGTATTGTTAAAAATCCTTTAAATCCTGGAAATCTCGGAATTCTTCAAAAAGGAATGCCAGAAGGAAAAGCAGAATTTGATCCTTCCAGAGAAGGCATGAAAAAAGGATTTAAGGCTTGGTGGAATAATTTAAGTGGTGTAAACCCTGAATTAGCTAATGCAGTACAAGCTGCTGGTTTACCTGTTATTAGTGGATATAGAAGTGAAAAAGAAGAAGCTGCATTAAGACATCATATTGATCCCAAAACTGGGAAATGGGTTACTAAAGATGGTTTGCCAGTAACACAACCAGGTGAAACAAGTCATCATACAACTGGTACTGCTGTTGATATTAAAAACCCAAGTCAATATTCCGATGAATATTTGGCTCAATATGGCTTATATAGACCATTAGGTTCTAAAGACCCAGGACATATTGAACTCAAAAGAAAACTAGAAAGCGAATCTACTAATAACAAAGGTTCAGGAGTGCCACAATCTTCAAGTATTCCTACTGCTGGCTATGCAGCTAATTTAGGATCGCTTAATTGGAATCCAACTCCAATTGCTTTAAGTATTCAAACCACTAAAATACCAGGTCAAGACACCAATGTTGATATGTTAAAAGCTGGTGGATATTACACAGGCATAGGAATTAGATAATGGCAACAAGTACTGGTCAATCAATTTATCAAGTAGCCTATGAAATTTCGCCAATTATTTTGTCGAATGGTATAGCTAAAGCTGTTCCAGGTGGTTTACTGCCAATTATTGCTATTACTGAAGCTGCTAATTTTGGATTTTCGCTTTTAAATGGTCAAAATCCTTTAGATTTAAACAATTTCTTTGGACATTTTAGACCTTTGCCTGGTGCGACTTTAGTAGACAATGATATTGCAATGTATCCTTTTGCAAACCAATCTTATGCTGCTAATGCGATTATTGCCAAGCCATTAAAGATTTCTATGCTCATGAATTGTCCTGCGAATGTTAATGGTGGGTATGTATCAAAAATGATCACTTTTACTGCCCTACAAGCAGCTTTACAAGCTCATTCACAAGCTGGCGGTACTTTTGTTGTAGCTACCCCTTCTTATGTTTATCTTAATTGCATTCTTACCAATTTGACTGATGTATCAAGACCTGATAGTCAACAACCTCAAAATGCTTGGCAATTTGATTTTGTACAACCTCTAGTATCTCAAGCCCCTCAAAATACATTGGGTGCATTGATGAATTCCTTTCAATCTGGTACTCCATTAGCAGGTTAATATGGCAAATAGTTTATGGTCAGGTCTTAATAGTGTTATTGGAAATAACAATTCCATAACCACCCCTTTGTATGGTGGTTCTGTTAATACTCAAGGTGCAGCTTCTACTTATAGCATTAATCAAAATATAGCTGGCAATGTCAGCAATATCATTCGCTTTACTCCATCTTCAAATGCTAATTTTCAATTTCAAGCTACTTTTGATGGTGCTCAATACAATATAATAGTCACTTGGAATATTTACAGCGAAAGATATTATGTCAATATTTACGATGTAAATAATACTTTAATAGTTTGTTTGCCTTTAATTGGATCGCCTTTAAATTACAACATTTCATTGACTGCTGGTTATTTCAATACTCAATTAGTTTATAGAGTGCAAAATAATGAATTTGAGGTTATCTAATGAGAAGGTATGAAATTGTCATTACCGATCAAGATGGCAATCCAAAAATAGTAAAAGGGTCAAATGGAGAAACTTTATTCAATGGTACTTTTACCAGCTATGGAACTAATGGTAGTATTTTTGGAGCATTTACAGACTCTAAAAGCACCATAGCAGGTGCTTTGAATGTTGAATGGGACTTACCCATTTCCGTATATAACTCTCCTCTTGGTGGTGCATCTTTGAGGGTTTATGGGGTAGGGCTTCCCCTTTTAGCTCAAGCTGCTAACTTTAATCCAAGTGCAGATGGTAAAAAATATTGCAATATCAAAATTTCTGGTGGAATGGCACAAGGACTTCCTTTGGCTAATCCAGAGCAATATGGAGTTTTAATTAATACCAGAATTCAACAAGCCTTTGGTAATTGGCAAGGTACTTCACAAACCCTTGATTTTATTATGGTTTTACCTGCTGGTAGCAAAGAAAATCCATTTAATTTTAGTTTTACTTGTGCCAATAATGCGCCTTTAGCACCAGCAATTGAAACTACTTTAAAAAATGTCTTTCCAAATGCTTCTTCTGTCAATGTAAATATTAGTCCTAATTTAATTGCCCCAGAACCTTTGTATCAGCAAAACTTTACTTTGACTGAATTTGCCAAATATTTGAACGAAAAAAGTATTAGCATCATTGGTGGAACTACTTATCCTGGTATTCAGATTTCTTATGTAGACAATATTATCAATGTCTATGACTATACTGTTCCTTCTCTTATAAAACCTATAAAAATCCAGTTTACTGACTTAATTGGTCAACCAACTTGGATTGCCCCTTATACCTTGACTTTTAAGACTGTTTTGCGATATGACCTCAAGGTAGGCGGTCAAATCACTATGCCTCAAAAATCAGCACAAAATGGACTCATTTTGACTTTGCCTTCTTCGCAATCTCAATATAAAGAAGTTGTCAATTTTCAAGGTACTTTTTTTATACAAAATGTGCGACATCTTGGAATATTTCGGCAACCAGATGCGAATAGTTGGGTTACAGTTGTGCAAGCCTATAACCAACCAGCAGGATAGAAATGTCTGATATTGACCAAAAAATTCCCTTTGCACAATCTATTAATCTATTCACAGACCGAAAGATTAATGATGCTTTGCAAGCCTATGGGCAATCTTTTCCTTGTTATGTAACTTCGGTTAATGGTTCTATTGTGACTGTCAAATTTGATATAAATGTACCAGACGGAATTACATTGCCAGAAGTGACTTGTCCTGTAGCTGGATCAGAATATATTAGATACCCTATTCAAGCAGGTTGCAAAGGCTATTGCATTCCTGCCGATGTTAGTTTAAGAAAGGCTTCTGGTCTAGGTACTGGAACTCCTGATTTAACCGATTCTGGAAATTTGACTGCTCTGGTATTTTTTCCCTTTGGTAATACCAGCTTTTTTGCAGTTAATGGTCAATATTTATTTATGTATGGTGAAACTGGGGTTGAAATAACTACCAAAAATCAAGATTGCACCTTAACTTTAACTTCTTCAGGAATTACAATTAATCTTAATGGTGGTAATTTAATTGTCAATAATGGTAATACAACTATGAATGGCAACCTGACAGTTAATGGATTGATTACAGGAACAGATGGCTTTGCTATTAGCGGTGGAACTGGTGGAACTATGAGTGTTAATGGAAATATTGCGACTACTGGTACTATTACCAATAATGGCAAAAACATTGGTAGCACTCATGAGCACTCTGGAGTTCAACCTGGTTCTGGAAATACTGGAGCACCAATATGAGAACTTATGGTCGAGTAAAAAATTCTGCTGGAAACCTAGTTTGGGCTGAAATTCAACAAGATGCTACTGGAAATTTTGAGTATGGTTATGCCACTACTTTAATTCAAGTGCTCAAATTAAGTCTTGGAGAATCTCCTTTTTATGCTAATTATGGTATTCCAGCGCAAAGAGCAGTTATTCAACAAGTATTTCCAGATTATTATGTAACTGTGACTCAGCAACAATTTTCACCATTTTTTGCAAGTTTAACTATTACTAAGGCGCAATCAACTACCCCAACTTATAATGTGGACATTGTGACAACCCAAGGAACTAAAATTCAACAACAGGTGGCGGTATGACAATTACTACAGACATTAATTCTTCGGGTTTACAACCAACTTCGCCTACTACTCTGCAATCAGAGTTAATTGCGCTAGTTTCTTCTACAAACCCAGGATATACAGCAAATCTTCCTGGTTCTTTAATAGAAGATATTAGTTCTACGGATGTAGGTGCTTTAGCTTTAATCGACTCTGCTAGAGTTGACCTTTATAATAGTATTACACCCTATACTGCTAACTCCTATTTATTAAATCAATTAGGACAAATTTATGGTGTACAACAAGGTATTGGCTCTAATACTTCAGTTTATGTTACTTTTTCTGGAAATCCTGGTTTTGTTATTTCCAAAGGATTTGTAGTTTCTGATGGTAGTCATCAATATACAGTTCAAGATGGTGGAATCATTTCTTCTACAGGACAAAGTGCAGAATTATATTGTTTAGCCACAAACTCTGGAAGTTGGGCTGTGCCTATTGGTACTGTTACTCAAATCATTACTTCAATACCTTCTGGGATTACTTTAACTTGTACAAATCAAGTTTCAGGATTACCAGGGCAATCCGCACAACCTTTAGAAAATTATCAAGCCCAAGTCATTCAAGCTGGTCTTGCTGTAGCTTCTGGTATGCCAACATTCTTAAAAACACAATTACAAAATGTAAATGGTGTTCAAGATAGACTTGTTGCGGTGCGACAATCTGGCACAAACTGGGAAGTTATTTGCGGTGGTGGCGATCCTTATGAAGTAGGAAATGCCATTTTTACTGGATTATTTGATATATCCAATATTGTAGGTTCTACAATAACTGCATTAAGTATTACTACTGGCACTAAT